GCAATGCTTTCTTTTAATAGATCGCTCATAATTATATTTCTGCCTTTCTTATTGTTATTTGTTGGTGAAGTTATTGAAGAACTCCAAAGAATATAAATGTATGTGACATCAAAGAATGATGTATTTGAATAATAAATATGATATAAAATGGAAATAAGTAAAAATATTTTATATTTATTGATATATGCCTGCAAAAAGCGAAAAACAAGCAAGACTTTTCAGACTCGTAAGAGCACTACAAAAAGGTGGAATTAAATCCAAAGAGGTGTCTCCTCAAATTCGTAAGATGGCACGTACCATCAAGCCAAGTAGTGTAAAACATTTCACCAAAGTCAAAGAAATTATTCAGAGACTAAAAGAAAACGAATACAGTTTAGGCAAAATTAAAAAAGTAAGTGGTATAAGTTTTAAAAAACATTTGGCCAAACAAGTTGGTTTGCCATTTGATTTAAAAGAACTTCAAGTATTTCAATCAAAAGAAAACGGATTTAGTGGGTTTGGAAAAACTAAATTCAAAGAAAATAAAAGTACTAACGAAGTTTCCACAGAGATTAATAGTAATGGTACAAACAAAAAGTATGTTTTCAAAAAGTTAATTGATAACGATGATAAACAACATAAATATGCTTGTATTATTCAAAGAACATTTCCAGATAAACCCGACAAAGAAATCATAGATCTTCTAAGTAACAGTTTTGATACTGAAGACATTGCTGAAAAAACAAAAACACTTGCTGATTTCATCGATAGAATTAATACAACATTAGGATCAATGTAATATTATGCCATACAATTTCAATCCAAATTTTAATAGACATTTAAACTTGAAAAAAGATAATTATAAAAATATCAAAAGAACCGGCCATGAAACTCCATATTCTAATCCCGATGTTCGTGCGATGAATAATAATTACAACAATCACAAGAGTCCAAAGTTAATTAATTTTTTAAACAACGATAACTTCGAAGAAGATGTCAAAATGTATAAGTTGGAAGACTTGGATCATCCAAATGGATGGAATTTTTCTGAGTTAGATATGTTGGGGGAAATGAATTTCAGAATAGATGATGACTATAAAATGTTCAGTGAAATTGAAGTGCAATCATTACAATTAGAAAATGAAAAAATAAAAGCCTTCGTCTATAAAACTGACGAAGGCTATGTATTGGAAACTAACAGAAGATACGTTTTTGAAACGTTCAGTAAAATGTTAGATTATATTGATTCTATTCCAATGAAGCAATACTGACGGAACTTGTTTTATCTTGTGTTTGATAAGATTGCGGAGCTTCATTAACTTGATCCGCAATTTCAAAATATCTCTCTAAACGACGGCCAACTTCTTCATACAACATTTCAAGTTGTTTTTCGATGGCTTTCATCTTTTGAGCTTCTTCGTACATTTTTGCGGCATCACGTTTAATTTCTTTCATATCACGTTCTACCATTTTAGCTTCCATCCAATCGCCACATTCTTTCAAAGCATAACGTTCAGCTAAATTGACAGCTTCCATTATCTTTTGAGCAGTAGCGTATACGTTATCAGCTTTTAATCCTTTACGATATTCATTATACGATTTAATGGTTTCTACCATGTTCTTCTTCTCATATACGGTGAGAGGAGTATAAGCGTGTTCAGTGGAATTTTCTAGTAAATGTTTTAATTTCATACTTTATAAATATTATAGTTCTGATAGAATGTTATGGATAATTCTTTCTACATTACCATATGGGTTAATAATTGTTTTGTGTTGATCAAAACTTTCGTTAATCTTTCCTTGTGGATACATGAAAGCACCTTGAGTACTAGGATTGCTTACAAAGTCGAAAGCAATTAAATCAAAGTCATCTTGTACTACATCGGCTCCTTCTCTCATGTCTTTCTTGACGCTACCTAAACCACGACTACTAATACCCAATAAAATTCCAGATTGTAGTAAATCTCTAAGAATATTACCACTTGGTGTAGGTAGAATTTCTACCGTTCCAACTAGATCTTTGCCATCCCACCCCATATCTACAATGTTGTGACTGACATTCTTTAGGTTAACAACACTACTTTCTGGATGATCTAATTCACCCATTGCACGACGTTGTTTAACAAAGTTTTGCATGTATTTATCAGCTTCACGTTTCAATACATCTGCTGGATATACACGGCCGTTTTGATTCTTAGCATCTGCACGTTGTAATACACCGTTTACAAGAAGCTTTCCGTCTTTCAACGACTCGTTCAAAGACGTTTTTTTAAATTCAAATGGCATTACATCGATTAATACTTGTTTCATATTATGGTTTTTGTTGTGTAGGAGATTGTTGTGCAACACCACCCTTTGGCTGAGACTCAGTTTCTTCCTCATCCGAAGTAATGGTATTGGTTGGAGTTGCTGATTGTTGAGGTTCAACAAGTGCTTTTGATTTAGCTACTTGATATTTATCTTTAGGTTTTAAATTATCGGCGGCACCAAGAATTTTAATTTTGAATCCTGGTTTAATGAAGAATTTAGCAACTTTTTGTTTATTTTCTTCTCTTCCTATAATTATGATCACATATCTATCGTAATAATAATCAATAGCTACGCCTGTAACATTAATTGTATAGTCGGTTTCGGGTTGTTTATATCCTTTACTAGCTCTTACAACAATCTTCTTACCTAAAATTTTATCTTGAATTGTTTTTTGTAAATTATCCTTTAGTACCTCGGTGCTATTCTTAAGCTTTGTATCAAATGATGTAAAATCAGGCAATACATCGTAACTCTTTATATCAATAGATGGATCTGATTTTGGTTGTGGTGATGGAGTTGAAGTTTGTTGAGGAGTTGGTTGTGCAGCTTGTTGAGGTGCTACTTGGTTTTCTTGTTCATATTTTAAACCATTAAAACCTTCATACATCGGCAAACTTCCTTGTTTGTGTCCTACTAAATTTGGATCTAACTCTGGATCGTTGTGTTGAACCAATCCGTGTTCATCTGTATATGTAGAACCCAATTCAATAGCTTGTGCTGGTGTGGCATAAGCTGGTTCACTATACATTTGATTTTCTAACTTATAACCAGGACTTCTTTTAACTGGTTTAGCTAACTTATATCCAAGTTGCGTATAAGTAGCTGGTCTGGCACCTCTTTTTGAAAAAGCAAATGGTGTTCTAGCAGCATCTCCACCAACAGCTACTGGACCAGATGCGACTGGTCCTGTGCCTGTGGTACTTGCTTCATTTTTAACTTTTAATTTAGTTAAAATGCTTTTAATTTTCTTTTTTAGTTTCGGATTCATTCTTCAATTTGTCGATTTCTTCAACTAATTCATAAGCATTTAATAAAGAAGTCAGTTGATTTTCTTTAACTACTCCTACAATGCTCTTGTTAGAAAATTGACTAACAACTTCACCTATTTTGATCTTAACTACATCTGAGTTAATAGAGTTAATACTATCTTTCAACAATGAACTTACTCTCTTATATTCTTCATTGACAAATTTAGTAAACTTATTTGAGTTACTAATGTTTGTAATATATTCTTTGAGTAGCTTCTTTTGTGCTGGTAACAAATTGCTATATTTGGTATTGAAATTTTCAATCAAGAACTTATATGCTAACAAACGTACTTCTGCACTTTGACTTCCATAAACATCCAAACTTTCTTCGCCATTCTTCTTTTCTTTTGTCAAGTTTTCTACTACATATTCTCTCGACTCTAATATTTCATTTACATCAAACTTGACTTCTTGTTCTACTTGATTTTCAAACAATTTATAAACGGAAGCGTATAGTTTATAATTGGGGATTTTGTTCTTTAAAAATTCGTCAATATTATACTTTTCTTTTATCTCTTTAATAATATTATACTTTTGTTTATTCAATTCACGTTCGTCCAACTTTGATCTGGTCTGTAGTACTACGTTTAATATACGGTCCGCAGAATTTGCGTCTTTGCTGGCTTGTTGGAGTATGAAATTGTATAGTTGTGCTTCTTTACCAAGTTCTTTACTTTCGTGAAAGTATTTAAACATTAAATTTTTAGTAAACGATTCATCTCTACCCGCCAAAATATCCGCTGTTATTTGACGAGTAAGAAGCTCAAACAATATCCCAGCATTCTTGAATTTTGAATGTTTTGCTTTCTTGTGCATATTATTATTATTTATAAATATATAGGAAGTCTGTAAATATATAGGAATTGTGTCTATTCTTTTATATTTCTTTCATCCATAAAAGATTTTTCATTTCCCTCTCTTAAAATTTTCTTTTCATCTTCCACAGTATTCAACAAATCAGTTAAACCTCTAAGAGATTCTAAAGATAATGGAGATTTATTTTTATACTTGTGGGTTACGGATAAATCAGATCGTCTATTGTTTTCTAATGTTCCGAGTGGATCTTCTCCAAACGTATATTTACTAGCATCTTTTCTACCTGTTTGATCTCGTTCAGCCAATTTTGGCGGTGTAGAACTAGGTTTTGTTTCTGTTGGTTTTTCTGAACTAGATGGCTTTTCTTCACCTGCTGGTTTTTCTGGTGGAGTTTCTCCACCGGCGGCATCCGAAGTTCCTGTATCTGCAGCTGTTGCATCAATACCTGATGTTCCGCCATCACTTTCTTCTTTAGACTGCAAGAACTTAATAGCTGGGTCGTTACCTTCTTCTTCAATTTGCTTGAATCTATATGTGCCTTTAGCATCATCAACAAGTTGTTTTTGTAGATCAATCATGTCTTGATCGGTCAATCCAAAGACATTTTCATAAATCCATTTTTTGCTAAAGAATTTATTTTCTTGCATGTCTTTTGACACTTCAACTTTACTCTTCCAAACGTCAATCTTTTCTTTTTCAAATATAGTAGATGGATTGGTTAATTCCAATGTAAAATCAACTAATGATTCATCTCTATATCCTTGTGAATATAAATGAATAACCGCAATTTTATTTAATTCACTAACAATAATACGCTGAATGCGTTGAATAGTACGTGCGAAACGAATGTCTTCTGCTGCCAATGTAGCTTTACCACTAAGACTTTCGTCATATCCCAAGAATGCTTTTGGAATCTTTAAAGCTGCCATCATCTTATTACGAAGATATTCGATATCGTCTGTACCAGTCCATTCTAGACCAGGCAAGTTATCAATACTTGTACCACTGTCACTACCACGAACAGGCAAGAAGAAATCTTCTACCATGTTTTGTAGATTAAAACGTAAATTGTAATCGCCTGTTTGTTGATCCAAATATGGAGTTTTTTTCATTTGGTTCATAATACGTTCCATATGATTGTCAACTTCATTTGGAGGAATATTACCAATATCAACTTTAAAAATTCTCTTTTCAGGAGCACGCATGATACGATGAATTAACATTGCGTCTTCCATCAAACTCAATTGTTTCCATACGCGACGAGCACCTTCCAACATACTCTTACCATATGGCAAGAAGTTACTATCACTTAATAAACGAAAATGTGCGATTTGATAATTTTCTAAATCTTCTATCTTATTTCCGTATGGCAAATTAACTTGGAATTTGACAAAGTTTTTATTGGTTATGTGTGCGTTTTCTAAGCGGGTTACATAGTAAGTACTTAGTGGTTCCACCATGTATACACCGTATTCAGGACTAATATGTAAACGTAGATAAAAATCTCCGTACTTAACCATACAACGAGTCCAACTCCATAAGTTAAATTCTATATTTAGTATGTCATAGAATAAGTTATGCAATATGTTCTTGATTTCATCATTTGTGGATTTGATTTGTAGAATGTCTCCCAATTCATTTCTTGTAGTACATTCATCGGCATAAATGTCCAATGCAGATGCGAGAATTGGATCCATGTCCATTGTATCATAATCACGAAATAGTTCTACACGACTACTTTGGTAACTAAGATTGAAATCTCTGGTATACTGATTATAAGAGGTTGTACGTAATCTATTAAAACGATCTCTTAAACTATTACGATCTGTAGCGTATTGAATCTCATCAGTATCAATAACTTTTAGTTTCTTACCGCCAATATTGCGAACGATTACGTCATTTGAAAACAAACGTTTCAAACGTGCGAATAGCGAACGATTTCTTAATTCCTGAAATGATTGATCTGACATATATTATTCTATTATATAAGTATTTACAATAACCAAGTTAAACTTTCTTTTTTATCATTTACCGTAAAATCCATCGTCTTATGATGGTCGGCAATAGGACTTACGTCTTTATGCATAACAACTGGACTGGAGACTTTTGATATCTTAGAAATCATGGCTTTATTATAAGCAATTTGATCATTTCTAAGTCTTAGTGCAGTTTCCCGAACCCATAATCCAATGCCCATAGACATTACCAAGTCATCATTATAACCTCTCATTGCCTCAGCTTTTGGCCCGTTCCATATAAACACATTTAGTTCTTCAAACAATCTTTTAGACTTCATAATCACTTGTTTTTGTCTGAAGAATAACTCTAAATTACTTACTATTAACGGCCTGTTTTTACTCGTCGTAGTAAATCCAGCTACTAATTTTTTATCTTGTGTATTTAACTTATTACTATACGATTTCTCCACATCGACAATAGTAAGATCTGTTGCGCTATAAAATGTATTTTGGTAATCTCTGTCTATAATCTGTTGAAGTGTTCCCCAACCTACGTTATTATTTTCTACCACCAATAAAGCA